CGAGAATGTCTTTACTGGCTTCATCTGTTGTGTTTGGGGTAATACCAAACAATCTCTCTATCTTTTGGTTAACTTCATTAAGTCCAAAGTTGATGTATTTTTCTCTTTCAGCTTCGCTTGACCAGTTTGTAATTGAATCATTCACAGCGCCAGCAATTCTTGAATTTGATACTTGGTTATAGTAATTAGTTGTTTGTGTTGCTGAATGCTTGCTAATTCTTCCAAATGCTGTTTGAATTCTTTGGTTAGCAACTGTCTTCCATTGGTCTAATATTCTTTGGTCTACATCTTTACCTAAGAGCTTCATCCTATCTTCAAGAGCTTTTTCTATAATTGCTTTTTGGTCTAACGCAGCTCTACCATTTAAAGTTAAATAACCACCTGGGTCATCCATCTGCTCTCTAATATAAGTTTGTAATTGATTGTCCTGGTCTTTTAGTACAGCCTGATCAAATTTATCTCTTTGCTTAAATGCTGCGTCCCATGCCTGGTCACCTAATTGACTAATGGCCTTGCCTTGATTGATATTAGCCTGAGCTATACCCGCACCAAAGGCATCTGAGTTGGTTTGTATTTGTTGAAAACCTCCGCTTACTGCGCTGTCTTTAACTTGACCTATTTGATATTGTGGGACTGTTGCCATTGTTATTCCTTATCCGTATTGATACGATTGCCATTTACTCGCAATAGAGCCAGCGCCTGATAGTAGTGAAGTTCTTGCGCCTATATTTCCAGCAATGATTGCATTGTCAGCTCCCATTCGTTTCATTGAAGCGTTAGCTGCTAGATTACTTGCGTTTACTTTTTGTTCGTAGGCTTCACGTTCTGCATTTGATCTAATTGTTAATGCGTCCAATTCACCAAGAGCTGCTGTATCACCTAATATGTCTAGAGCTGACCCATCACCTATCTCAACGCCACTTGCAGCAAGAGCGCTCTTCTGTCTGCCTTTAAGTTGTGCTACTTTTATTCTAAGTGAAGCCTCTTCTTTGGCGCCTCTATCTTTAGCATCTTGTGCTTTCCAAAGAGCTACCTTCTGATTGTTGTCATCAACCTGGGCCTGGTATCTATATTCGGCTGCTTTTGCTGCTGCTGCGTGTTTTTGCCCTTGAGCCTGGGCCATTGCTCCTAACCCTTGAAAAAGCATTCCTAACATCGGGGTACACATACTACGTCTCCATTGTAAATTTGTGAAAAAGCTCACCATTAACGCCGTATGGTTCTGCCTGATTCATTTTAAAACCAAGCCATTTAAGCCATCTAACTGATAAGGTATTCCTCTCATCAACGTGGTTTTCTAAAGTCTTATAATCTTTTTTTATATCTTCTAGCCAAGGCTTAGACCTTCTAAGAAATATTCGTTGTTTCTTTTCTATTAAATCGGTTCCTAACATCCAAGGTGAACCTGAGCTGCTAATCAATGAGATAGGACATACTCCCCACATACACACAAGCTCATCATTAACCAAACCTGTCTTGGCATAGGTTGAGAGGTTCAGGGAGGTCTCAACCGCGCTTCTAACACCCATCGTAGTAGCAGCATTAACTTCTTGAACATCATGCTTACGCATATTACGAACCAGGACTGCAACATCACCGTCTTCTACTTCTCTAATTTCTATCTTATCCACCAATACTAACCTCAGGCATAACAGCCAATAATGTCATAGGTAGAGGGTCATCTTGTCTGTAGAACAATGAACCTTCTGCTGCCCAGGTAGATGGCAAAGTAACTTTAATATCGCCTGTCTTTAATGAAGTGGCTGTGCCGTAGGTCTCATAAGCTCTTTGTTTAAATTCGGTTAAGTGGTCTTTGTCATAACCAATCTTTCCGCCTCTTGACTCTTCTACTCGCAGCGTAACTGAGGCCAAACTTTTCTTCTTGCCTTGCTGAGTTGGCTGTCCAAGCTCTAAGTTAAGTGTTTGAATATCTGCTTGAATTGGTAGACCAAGATGAATTTTGCTGGCTGGATGTGACAGAGTAACAGCACCTGAGCTAACTACCTTCTGACCTTCTACGTTGCCATCTGCTAGGATTGATATAGTCTTGCCTTCAAGGTGGCCCATTCCTGAAATAGCATCAACACCTTTAGACCATATTGCAGTTGCCACTCCTCGAAAGGTTGTTGGCACATCACGTCCCGCTTTAACTGTAACAACTGTAGCATTCGTGTAAGCCTGAACAGTACACACTAATGTCTCTGTTCCTATAGTTAGCGTAAAGGTATTGCCTGGGTCACCCGACACAAAGGTAGAAGCGTTAGCTGTAAGCGTTAATATTTCAGTATGCGCCCAGGTAGAACCTCCTGATAATGTCATTGTTGTTGCAGCAGTATTAGTTCCATCATAAGATAACCCTGAATCAACAAAGAAAGCGTCTGCTACTGTGGCAAATACTCTCGTATTAAGGCGTTCTATGTATCTCTTAGTAGCGCCTCCAATTGTTCTTTTAACAACAAAATAAGTAGCGTCTTCATCGCCTTCTGAAATTGTACAAACAGACTCATAAGTGCCGTCAGTATCGTGCCTTGACCAACCCCACACTTCATGCTCTCTTAAATAGGTTAGGGCTGCTAAAGTGCCATCACTTAATACTACCCAAACGATAGAGTGAGGCGCCTGTGCGTAAGCCCATTCTTTGACTGTCTTTCCCGCAAATAGATGATTTGATAAGACTGTTAAGTCGTTACCAGTATAAGAGTCTGATTCAAGTGCAAAGGCTAGGTCTCGAATGATTCCGCCTTTAGATTGCAAATGAATAATAGTATTACCAATAACAATTGGAGGTGCGATAGCTGAACCACGATAACCTTGAGGTTTAACCTGGACAGATGATGGTGAGACTACGCCGTCTTGAGAAGTCATTAACCACTCACCACCTGACGTTAGAATAATTAGATCACTTAACGGCACTAGGTGTCTTACTTCATTAACCTGGGAGGCAGCAATGGTAAAGGTTACTGCATCACTATCTCTAAGTGGCTCTGAGATATTAAAGTTATGATAGTTACCAGTCTGCGACATATAAATCTTTTGTGGGTCATTAGTAGTTTGACCAAAGACTAAGCGCTGCTGGTAGTAGTTAACTGTTGCTGGGTACTCCCCTGCTGTATTAAATAAGGTTCGTGCTATTGCGGGTGAGTCGTTAGAGTCTGATTCAATGTTGTCATCTTTAAATGTTAATCCTGTAGCCCTTCCAACAAAGCCGTAGATACCGCCTCGTGACTTATAGACGTTGTAACTGTCAGCACCTGTTACTGCGTTCCAAGTAATCGTATTAGTAACTGTATTACTAAGGTTATTATTAGCAACTGAGGCTGCGCTTGAAGCAACGGACTCATCACCTGTCTCTGTTTTAACAGAGGTTACAACATACGAATATGTGGTCTCTGTTTTGTCGGAGTCATACTCTTGCCTAGTTACCGCTACGTTTGCTGGAGCAGTCATTGCTGTGCCAAATGAAACTGGAACTAAATCCCAGGCGTAATGTGAATAGCGTTTAAGCTCTTGTACTGGATGTGATGGATGAACAAGAGTCATAATGTCAGCAGACTGAGTAAAGTTAACGTCTTTTAACTGAGCATCTGTATAGACTGTTGGTATCTCAATAACTAGTCCAGTTAGTGCATGCCATATAGCAGCATTACTTCCTGGAGTAACATTAAGTCCAGTTCCTGAGACTAATATATAGTTGACATTACTATGCCTTACAAAAGGATAATTAACATCGGTACTATCTGTTTCAGTAATATCATAAGACCTACTTCCAGCATACGCTGGAGGATTTGCAGCTAAGGATATAAGACCACCATCTTTAATAATTCGCATAGTCAAATGCCCAAGCTCTAAAACATAGGTTTGTGTGGTATTAAATTCAAATGGAATGAGCCTTGTTGTCTTTGCTGAGTTTTTTGTTTCAGCAATAAACTTAGTACCTGGACGATTAGCAACACCGCCATGAGCTTGTACAACAAAGTTACGACACGTCTTTAAACCAGTAGCATACTTTGCCAAGTCAACGCGAGCATGAAGTGATGGCGCTAACTCACCACCTGAGAACGAAGGCTGCATTGTAGATACAGGCATTAACTACGTCCTGTAATCCAACTTGCCTCAGCGTTTCTTTTATCGAGATGAGACTCGTTAGCATTATATGTTTTGGCCTCACTTAGCGTAGACAGATACATCTGATACGCATTGTTCATATTCTTTTCGTCTCTAGTAATTGGAATAGCAATTTCACTTGCCATTTTCCACGCTAGAGCAATAGTAAACATAGGTTCAAACACTAGAGTGTTAGTGACCTTTGCTGTATAAATTAGGGTTGCTGTAATCTGGTCAGTTAATATAACCTTAGAGTCTAAAGTATCGCTTAGTGCAATCTCATACTCAATAGGGTTGCTACTACCAGCGACTTGATTTGTTTGAAGTATTTCCCTTGCAAACAAACAGTCGTTTGGATAACTGTAGCGATAAGCCCAGTTACCTGGTGGCGTTCCAACATCAGAAAGTGCTAGGTGACGTGTTGCAAATCCCCAAGGGAATGAGCGTAATATGCCGTCACGAGCATCAGCATAAAGTAAGTTACAATGAAAGGCTTCTTCTGAGGCCTCTGTTAAACTTGAAATAGTAGCGCTTGCTCCAATATGAGAGAGTGCTAAATTACATATATCGACTTCACTTGCCATTTAAATTCCTTAGTTCATAATTAAAACTAAGGGGCAGTAGGCTGAAAAGTTAGAAAAGACCTACCGCTCCTTAGAGTTCACACCTAAAATTTACGCATTTGCGCTATTAGGGTATGACTGGTACTGCTGTGCGTCCTTAACAATTGCTGCGCTAACAGTCATTGTTGGGCTAGACCCACCAACATCGTAATTAAGACGCATGTAACGCTCATTAGTATCAGGCAAGCCCATTACTAATGTGTGTCCAATTGCTGCTCCTGCAATAGTACGAGAAGTCGCTATTGTGCTTGCAGAACTGAACCCTGCGTTATCATCTGTCTGAACTTGTACTGCTAGAGTAGGACTAGACCCACCCATAGCAACATCAAAAGAAACAACGATTTTCATGTCTTCACCTGGGCCAATATCTCTATCAGAACCTAAGTCGATAATATTAGTCGAGGCAGCATCAGCCGTTACAGACTGAGCATTAGACATTTGTAGGTTGTAATCAATAAGCATAAATCCTCCTTAAGAAACTAGTGCTTCAGTTTTTAATAGAGCGTCATTACGTCTAAACGGAATACCGTCAAAACTCATTACACGCTTGCCTGCTACTTCGTCCATAGATAGACGGACATTACTAGTGTTAGTAATTTGACGTC